GGAAAGAAGAAGACTAAGGCGTATGGTAGCTAAACGCTTTCAAAACCCGGAAGGTGGCCTCAATGAAGCTGGCCGGAAGCATTTTAAAAAAACCGAGGGGTCCAACCTCAAGCGTCCTCTTAGCTCTGGCACAAGCCCCCGTCGCGTATCTTTTGCCGCCAGATTTGCCGGAATGAAAGGTCCGATGAAGGACGATAAGGGGCGACCTACCAGAAAGGCACTTGCCCTGAAAGCCTGGGGATTTGGCAGCGTAGAAGCAGCCCGTAATTTTGCAAACCGACACAAGAAGGCATGACATGGCAGAGCTAACAAAACGACAAAAAGCTACGATGAAAAGGCACTCCAAGCATCATACAGCCCGACATATGAGGACCATGACAAAGCTGATGGAGGCTGGAAAATCGTTTTCTGAATCACACAAAATCGCACTTAAAGAGGGCAAGTAACCGCCGTGTTAACAGTTGAGCAAATCAAAAAACGTTATAAGAAATCCAACACGCACAAAGAGCATTGGCGTTCCATTTACGAGGAAGCCTATGAATATGCTCTGCCGATGAGAAATCTTTATGACGGATATTTTGAGGGCAAGGTTCCCGGTCAGAACAAAATGAAACGGGTGTTTGACAGCACTGCGATTCACTCAACAGCCCGGTTTGCTAACCGTATTCAGTCAAGCCTTTTCCCTCCCCAGCGGCTTTGGTGCCGGTTGCAACCGGGTGATGATATACCTCAAGCCAATAAGGTAGAGGCCCAGCAAGCCTTAGATTTATACAACCAAAAAATGTTTGGTGTTATGATGCAGTCCGGCTTTGATCTGGCAATGGGTGAGTTTCTACTTGATCTCGCTATTGGCACCGCTGTCATGCTAATCCAGCCCGGCGATGCAGTTACACCAATCCGTTACACGGCCATACCCAGCTATCATGTGGCGTTTGAAGAAGGGCCAAACGGAACTGTTGATACCGTATACCGGCGGCTAAAACGTCCGTTCCGCTTGGTGCAGCAAGAGTTCCCGGATGCAAAAATTCCTGAAGAGCTGGCAAAGAAATACGAAGAGGACAACGCTGAAGACATAGAACTGTTGGAGGCCACCTATACGATTGACGGCGATATTCATTACTGTGTTGTGACAATGGAAGAAGACATCAAGCTATTGCACCGTGACCTGAAATCTTTTCCGTTTGTTATCAGCAGGTACATGCTCGCCAGTAACGAGAGATATGGGCGAGGTCCCGTATTATTTGCATTGCCAGACATTAAAACATTGAACAAGGTTGTTGAATTAACTCTGAAAAATGCAAGTATATCTATCGGCGGCGTGTTCACGGCTGTCGATGATGGTGTATTGAATCCTCAGACCATATCGATTGTGCCTGGTGCCGTCATTGGTGTTAGTTCAAACGGTGGGCCGCGTGGTCCCTCCCTTGCCCCGTTGCCCCGGTCTGGGGATGCCAATCTAAGCCAGATCGTTGCTAATGACTTACGCACCAACATCAAGAAAGCCCTGCTTGATGAAAGCCTTACCCCGGAAAATATGGGTGCCCGGTCTGCTACTGAAATCAACGCCAAGCTATCCGAGTTATCCCAGAACCTGGGCAGTGCGTTTGGCAGACTGATTTCTGAGACAATGTTTCCGATAGTGCGGCGTAGCCTCGAACTAATGGATGAAATGGGCATGATTGACTTGCCTCTAAAGGTCAACGGCCTGGAGGTGCAAGTTGTACCCGTAAGCCCACTGGCTATGGCTAACAATGCTGAAAAGCTACAAGAGGTCATGCAGTTTATGCAGATTGCTCAAAGTCTTGGGCCGCAAGGTCAAACCCTGATTAAGATGGAGGCGGTTGGCGATTACATTGCTGATCAGCTTGGCATCCCGGCACAGCTCCGCACCACACCACAAGAACGCCAAGCGATTCAACAGCAAATGATGCAGATGGCTCAAATGGCGGCAGAACAACAAGGAATGGTTGAAGAACCACAGGCGGCTGAATAATGGATCAAGCAGATAAAATTCGCAGTATAAACTCGCCCGGATGGGATGGCCTTGAAACAGGCGATGCACCAATACGCCTTGTCAATCAGGATCATCAACGGGATATCGATATACAATTCAAAAGATGTTTTGAAACTGAGGCTGGGGCCAAGGTTCTGGAATATCTGCAATCGGTAACAGTTGAGCAACCGGCCTGGGTGCCGGGGGCTGATGCTTCTTTTGGTCATGCACGGGAAGGTCAGAACAGCATAGTGCGTGAAATACAACAAAGGATGAAAAGAGCAAATGAGCGATGACGATAACCAACAAACTCAGGAACAACCGGAAGAAGCACCGGCTCCTGATGGGTTGATGGCCCAAGCCGCTTTAGCACAGGAAGAACAGGAAAATGTCGAAGATGAAGGTATCTCCCACCTCGCGCAAGACACCGAGCAAGCTGCGGGGGAGGATGAGGACGAAATCTACGAAAGGCCGGATTGGTTCCCGGCAAAGCACTGGGATGAGAAAGAAGGACCAGACCTAGAGGGCTTAGTCAAAAGCAATCTCGAACTAGAAAAAAAGTTTCATCACGGCGATCACAAACCACCAGCAGACGGTCAGTACAACACTGATGTTTTAACTGAGGCTGGCTATGAATTAGATGACCCGGTTGTGTCAACCTATCTGGAATGGGCACAAAAATACGGCATTAATCAGGAAGCCTTTACTGAACTAGCCGGTTCTATTGGCGGTATTGCTGGTGAGGCTGGTCAACAAATGGCTCTTGATCTCAAAGCAGAACATCAAAAGCTGGGCAGCAATGCTGATGCGATTATCAAATCTAACATGGAATGGTCCAACGGTTTACTCACTAAAGGTGTGATTTCTGAAGAAGAGCGTGAGGAACTCGATATGTGGGGCGGGTCAGCGGCTGGTCAACGATTGCTGCAAAAGGTTCGCAGTATGACCGGCGATCTATCAAAAATACCGATTGCTGATGTAACCGAGGCCGGTGAAAGCGAAGATGAATTTAAGGCTAGAATGTTAAGCCTGATGTCAGAACCCGATTATGCGTCGGATAGAAAAAAACAGATAGCTGTTGAGAATGAATACAACAAACGCTACGGAACATCTTAAATCTATTTCTCCGCTAACTGTGGGGCTTCGGCCCCATCTTTTTTGTACAAATACTAAATGTACCCACTTGACTATTTACAAGCTACAGCTTGTAGTATATTTAGGATTGTGACTGATAACCCGTAAGGGCCGGTCTGGCGTGGAGAAATCCACCGTGCGCGACGTTCGCGTAGCCAGGGCCGGGGACTCCCCGATAACCCGCAAGGCGAAAGTTTTGTGTGTTCAACTAAGGAGTGACAGTCATGTCAACAAATCTATCTCCAGCGTTTGTTCAGCTTTTTGAAGCAGAGGTGCATCAGGCTTATCAGTCTAGTGCAGTGCTTCGTGGAGCTGCCCGGACGCGAACGGGTGTTGTCGGTGATACCGTCAAGTTCCCGAAGGTGGGTAAAGGTACAGCGTCAGTGCGTACTCCATCCACCGATGTCGTGCCTATCAACGCCAGTTTTAGTCAGGTTTCTTGTAGCCTTTCTAATTTCGTGGCTGCTGAATATTCGGATGTGTTCGATCAAGCCAAAGTCAATTTTGACGAGCGGCAAGAGCTAGCACAAGTGGTTGGTAATGCTATTGGCCGTCGTGAGGATCAGATCATCATTGATGCCCTGAACGCAGCCTCGGCTGGTACTACCGTTGCTAAAACAGTGGTAACCTCTGGCTCTGCTACAGCATCAAATCTGAATGTTGGTAAGATCATTGCCGCGAAAAAAGGGCTTGATGCGAAGAATGTGCCAGCAACGGATCGTCATTTTGTGATTCACGCTAATAACCTGGCTGGATTGCTGGGCGATGAACGTGCGATTTCGAGTGACTTTCAGACGCTGCAAGCTCTCGTTGGCGGTCAAATCAACCAGATGATGGGCTTTACTTTCCACATTGTCGGAGATCGTGACGAGGGTGGGTTGCCGTTGGCAACTGCTGATCGTACCTGTTTTGCGTTCCATCGTTCGGCAATAGGCGTTGCTGTTGGTATCGCACCAAAGACAGAAATCAACTACATCCCAGAAAAAACGTCATTCCTTATCACGGCTATGCTGTCGATGGGGGCTGTTGCCATCGATGTCGATGGTATCGTTGACGTTACCTGTGAAGAATAGGAGGGCTGACAAATGGCATTTGCAAGAGCGGGTTGGAACCCAATCGGCGGTCAGTCTAAAAAAGGTACTGCACCGCAACTATTCACCTACACCACAACCGACGCTGTTACAGTTGTGGACGGGGCTGGATATTTCAACGACGTGTCAGATGACGTATCAGTCGGCGATGTGATCATTTCGGTGACATCTACCAGCGGTACATTGGCATCATCTATCCACACTGTTGTGTCTAACGCATCAGGCGTGGTTGATGTCTCTGACGGCACATCTATCAGTCAAACTGATAGCGACTAAATTGAGCGGGGCGGGTTGCCGCCCCCTCTTCTCTTTTGGAGGTGTTTGATGGCCGTCGGTGACACTAATGTTTCAATCTGTAACAAAGGTCTGTTGCTTCTAGGAGCCGAGGCTATAACGTCATTCTCAGATGGTTCGCCAGCCGCCCAGGCTTGTTCGTCCATCTACAACGAAATCAAACTGCAAACATTCGGCCTATATCGCTGGTCCTTCACCATAGCCAAAACACAGTTGGCCCAAGACAGCATTGCCCCGGCCAATGAGTACGACAAGCAGTATTTGCTGCCAAACGATATGATAACCGGGGTGCCGATTGCGGTGCGAACCAGTAGTGCAGCCGGTGCCGGATTGTTCAAGGCATGGGAGATAGCGCAGTCCACCGCTGGCGGTGCGGTCCTGATTACGGACGCTACAGAAATCCATATAGATTATCAAAAGGCCGTCAGCGAAGGGCTGATGCCGACATATTTCGTTCAGCTTCTTGCCTACCAAATCGCTTGGCACCTAGCTGAGATTATCACCGATCAAACACAAAAGTCTGAATATTGGCGGTCTGTTGCTCTCGGCACGGCCGCTGAAGGGTTCCGGGGCGGTTACTTTCGGCAAGCGGCAAACATCGATGCTGGAGGCCAAACACCGTCGGTTGTGGGAGACTATTTGCTTACGGACGTGCGATGAGCCGGATACAACAATACCAATCGTCGTTTACTATTGGTGAGCTTGATCCCCTGCTGCGTGGCCGGATCGACTTACAGCAATACTATAGTTCTGTTGACCTGGCTGAGAATGTCATCTTTGAGCCGCAAGGCGGGTTTTCTCGCCGTCCGGGCTTACGGTTTCTAACTGATCTAACGAGTGATAATGCTGCCAACGGAACAATGCTGATCCCGTTTGAGTTCAGTACTGAGCAATCTTTTATGATTGTGGCAACAGCATTATCAGGCATTGCTATCAGATTCCGTTTTTACGCTGACAACACGTTGCTCACCAATATCAATGGCACGGGCCTTTCCTATGCTGACTATAATGTTGGAACGGTCTATTCCGTGGGCACCTATGACATAAATAAGCTGTATTACACGCAGTCTTCCGACACATTGATCCTTGTGCATGAAAATTTTGCACCGTTTAAGATTGTGCGTGGGGCAAACAATACCACTTGGACAATATCAGCTCTGAGCTTGACAATTCCAAAAGTTGCATTCACCACAAGCCTAACAACGCCATCCGGCACAATCACGCCAGACGCGGTAGATGGGACTGTCAAGATCACTGCCAGTTCAAGTATCTTTTCAAGTGGTAATGTTGACCAATTTATCAACGTCACTAATGGTTTTGGCCGCGCTAGGATAATACAGTTTAATAGTTCAACTGAAGTTCTTGTTGTCACGGAAGTCCCGTTTTTTAGCACTGATGCCATTGCGTCGGGCAACTATCAAATTGAATCAGGCTATGAGGATGCCTGGGCTAATAGCCGTGGCTGGCCTCGCACTTGCACTTTCCATGAGGGCCGGTTGTACTTTGGCGGCAGTGCTTCACTGCCTACTACTCTATTTGGCAGCAAGGTCAACGACTTTTTTAATTTCAAACAATCTGAGGCTCTTGACGATGATGCCATACAAATTTCTTTGACGACAGACGTTGTCAACGCAATCACCGGGATTAGGTCTGGCAGAGACTTACAGATATTTACCACCGGGGCTGAGTTTTTTATTCCTCAAGCTGATCTTGATCCGATTACGCCAAGTAACATCACGGTGAAGTCAGCCACCCGGCGCGGCTCCAAGTTTGGCATCAGGCCACAAGCTGCTGAATCCGGCACGTTGTTTATTCAGCGACAAGGCAAGGCATTGCGTGAAATGTTGTTTAGCGATGTTGAGCTTTCCTATGTGGCAAACAATGTCAGCTTGCTGTCGAGCCATATGATTATTGACCCCCAGAGAATGGCCCTTAGAGCCGCGACAGACACCACTGAGGGCGATCTGTTGCTGATCTTAAACGGAAGCAGCACGGCCGGCTATAGAAGCAGCTCCACGGGCTTTACGGGCACTATCGCTGCTTTCATGCTGAATCGCGGCCAACAGATTGTAGCCCCGTCCAGCCTGTCAACTGATGGTGACTTTGTTGATGTGGGCGTAGAGCTGGCAAACATTTACGTCATTACCAAGCGAACAATCGATAGCTCTACAAAATACTATCTGGAGGTGTTTGACGATGATCGCACAACTGATTCTTCTATTCAGTACTTTACCGGCGCGACAACCCCGGATCAAGGTTTGCCCGGTTCTACCACTGCTGGTTCCCTTTCCCACCTTGAAGGCGAAACGGTCAAGGTGATACGCGATGACATTGTTGACACCGATCAAACAGTCAGCTCCGGCAATGTAACGCTGGGCGGCATTCCGGCATCTTATGCCGAGGTGGGGCTGGACTACACCGTTACCGTAAAAACCCAACCGTTTGAGCCTCGACTGTCATCAGGCACCGTGCAAGGTCAGCGACGGCGTATCTTGGAGGTGTCACCTATTTTGTTTAGGACGCAGAACCTAACGCTGAATGGCAAAGAAATCGCCTTGAACAGTGTGCCAATCAGTGGAGCTGGCACCGTGCCGACATTTACGGGGACAAAGAAAACACAAGGCTTTCTCGGATATAGCCGAGATGCACAGATAACTATTTCACAAAACCAGCCGGTATTTTTTACGTTACTGGCTCTAGACTATAAAGTGAGCGTGGGGCAATAAAATGGGCGCACAAGCATTAGCAATAGGGGCATTAATTATTGGCGGAGCCGGTGCTTTAGCAACTTACCGAGAGGGCCAGGCAGGTCAAATGGTGGAAGAAGCGAAAGCGAGACAAGAGGAGTTGCAGGGTTCAATTGAGGCGGCAAATTATAAAGAACAAGCAAATCAGTCATTGAAAAATCTTGAAAGAGTTTTGGCGGCTAATTTAGCGAGAGGGTTTGCTGGCAACATGGACCCGCTGTCTAGCGGCTCTACACAAAGCACAATACAACGATACAATATGCGTGAGGGCGTAAATCAGTTCACCGTATCGCGTGACAACGCGACGATGGCAAAAAAGATGGCTGCGTACCAAGCAGCTCAATATAGAACCGCCGGTAAGAACATCATGCAATCGGCCAAGACATCAGCGTTCATACAGCTTGGTCTAGCTTCCGTTACGGCTGGTCAAACGGACCCAAACATCTTTAAATTTACTGGCGGTGCAAAAAACCCGCCGAGCGTGGCGTAAATGGCAGAGCAAGTCAGATTAAGAAACACCCTCACCCCGCTCCGGGTTCCGCGAGTTAACTTTGCCGGAGCTGAAGCACAAGCACGGGGCCTGGGCAATCTAGCGCAAAGCCTATCGCGGATGTCAAACTTTGTTTCTCAACAAGCTCAGAGCGCAGCGGTTGTTGAAGGGGCCGAGTACGGTGCGTTAAATGCACCAACCAGACAGCAAATAATTGACGCTACGCAGAAAAACGAAAAAATTGATCTGGTGGGTGATCAAACCACAGTATTTGGTAAAGCGGCCAGAAAAGCTGCGCTAGAGGCAGCAAGTGATGAACTGCAATTTTTAGCAAAATCAACAATCACTGATCTAACTAGAAGAGCAATAGAAGATCAAATACCTCCGTCTGCATTAGCGGATCAGATAGACACTGCAATTATTGGATTTTCTTCTACTCTGGACAATGTGTCTCCGGCAACGGCACGATCTTTAAGAGCGGGTCTTGGCATTTATGGCAACGCAGAATACGAGGCTTATACAAAAAAGTTTCTGACCGACGACTTAGCCAAGAGAAAATCACAGTTTGAAATGAATTTTCAGTTAACCCTAGATACTTTGCCCAAGTTATTGTCAAACGGGCGTATCGTAAAACAGAAAGACGGGTCTGAAGTATCAACCGCTGATACAATACAAGGCCTGAAACAGAGTTTAATGCAGCAAGCTATTAGCTTCAATTACAGTAGGTCAGAAATAGAGGGTCTAGGTGAACAATTTGATAGAGAAGTTCAAGATGCCGCAAAAGGAACAGTTACTAATTATGTTATAGAAAGCGACAATCCCTACGCAACTTATATAAGAATTGACGAAGATTCCAAAGCCTTGCCAGAAAATGTTAGAGCCGCTCTTGATGCTATGACACCAGAAAAAAGAAGAGAAGCCATCAAGGAAGCAAGGGAAGCATGGCATAATACAATTGATGATGAAACAAAACGAGTGAATTTCAAACAAGCGAAAAGAAACGACGCTATTCAAGAAGAGGAGCGAAATGCTAGTCGCGCCTTGTCCTTTGCACAAAGCGATCCAGACAAAGCCATAAAATTATATCAAGCGTCGATTGCTCGTATGAGACTGATTGATCCAATAAAAGCTAATGAGATGGAAGATAAAATACAGACAAACGGGCAAGGTTTTGTTTTTGCGATGGCAACTCAAGATGATGTAGAGCTCGCTATAGATATGCAAATTAGCAGCCTAGACGTAAATCTGACCCTATCCAAACTTGATACATTACTTTTTAAGCGAGAGCTAAGTTACTCAGATTGGCTAAAATATACTGAAGTTGTTAACACAAGAATGGATGAACGCTTTAGAAATGCCCTGATAGAAACCCGCAAACGATTAGAGTTGCCAACCGGGATGATAGCCGACGCAAGGGTTTTGCAACGCTGGCAATGGAACGCTTTAAACAAGGTTGAGCTTGAGCTGAGAAAAGCGGTGCGGGATGCACCTGACGGTGCCCGTGATTTTGATGCGATAGGATGGCTGAATGACAATTTTGAAGATTTAACAAAAAGAACAGAAAAAAATGTAAATGACGAAAAATTAAAAGAATTGTCAGGTCTAACTAGAGCGGGTGTTACAAGACAAATGAACGCCGCGACACCAGGCAGTGACGAAGAAGCGAGCCTTCAGCGTCTGTTAGATATAGCTGACGAATTAAAAGCAAATAATATAGCGGTTGATGGTTTCTAATATGAGCGATGATTTTACAAAACTATTCATGGAAAGCCAAAACGCAAAAATAGCTGGGCAATCTTTTATATATCGTCATCCTATTACTGGCGAAACCAAAGAGGGTGCCGGAGAAGCTCCTTTGCCGTGGGGAGAGTATCCCCCTGGTATGGAGCCGCAAAGCTCCGAGGGTGATGCATATGATTTAAACCGGGGATTGTTTCGGCCCCTACCCGACAGTTTATTTAGGCCAAACGCATTATCAGAAACCAAGGCGCAACCAGAAGGCAGTCAGATCGATGACCCATACTGGGCAACAGCCAGTAAGATACTGCATGATTATATGAAGCCTGGCGAGGGAGCTGATATGGCAAGCGATGATTATGCCAACTATGGGGTTCGGTTTATATCATCGTTTGAAAATAATCTTGGTGCGATGGCTGTAAACACAGTCAAGCTATCTGGTGCCCCTACCCCGGTTCACAAAGCTATGTATTATCTTCTAGAGACTGGTGACCGTGATGGCATAACAGCCAGTGGGTTTGGAAGAGCTGCGTTGAATATGGCAACGGACCCATTCAATTGGGTTGGTTTGGCTACATTCGGCATTGGCACGGCTGGCAAAATGGCTGGGCAAAAATTGACCAAAATGGCTTTTAAGGATTTGCTTAAAGAAATTGTTATTAGCAAACCAACAAAAGCATCTGTTGCACTAGGAGCTGAAGGAGCGGTTTTTGCGGCGGCTGATGATTTGGCCCGACAAAATGTTGCTGTTGAGGCTGGTGTACAAGATGAAATAGACCCAACTAGAGCTGCTATATCAGGGGTTACGGGTGCGGTTTTAGGTGAGCGATTAGGTGCTGGTGGCGGCGCGGCTATTGAAGCTGTCAGACGGGGCGTGGTCAAAGCTGGACAAGCGGCTGATGCGAGGATTGCAGAACGTGCGGCTGACACTGGGGTGACGCTGACTGCCGGGGCTGACCCGACTGATGCTATTGACCAGGTTATATCAGCAACTGGGAAGTTGTTAACGCCAAAAAATGAACGACAGACTTTCACAATGGCCCCGGAAAATGTAAGGGCACACAAATCACCACCACAGCTTTTGGTTGCTGGCAATGGAGAAAAAGCAACGATCCCGGTCACGCAAGCCTATAACGCCAACAACAAACAAATAAACTTTGCTAATATTGATGCCTTAACAGAACAGCATCCAAATCCATTATCAAGTGCCGAAGAGTGGTTGTCTATGGAACAGGCTGCGCTAGGTGGCGAGTATCTACCTCACCCGCCAATGCAAGCAATTAAATATGCTCAAGACCCTAATCTCATGGCTGAAAAGCTACGAAAACTTACACCTGAATTAAAAGCTGGCGTGGATGAAGGTTTCGCCTATGTCGATCAGATAAGGCAAATATACAAAGGTGGTTCAGCCGATCCTAAGATGACGGCAGATTTATTTGTTTGGGGAATATTATCAAGGGGAGCTGGCCCAACCCAACAAGAAGCAGCGTTTTTAGATATTATGCAAGATGCTCAACCAATGATGGCAAAGGTTGTTGATGGCACTTTTACGGCAGACGATGCTGCGTCATGGACGGCTAACATGAAAAAATCTTTGCCAGAGGGTTCTCCCGGAAAACAAGTTACAATGAACGTCAACGCCGCTGGGGCTTTGCTGAGGGAACTAGCGAAAGTGCCGGAAGGGTCTAACCAAACCGTTTTAGAAACATTACACGGTATGTTGGCTGACGAAAATGTTACCGCAAAAATGATACGCCGTAAGTTTATGGAATTGACTGATAGTGCCGGGATCGACAACAAGGTTGTTAGTTTTGTTTTGCTTGTCGCTGGCCGAGATGATGTTTTGGTTATGGACAGAATACAAGGTCGGCATCTGTGGGATGATGGTAGATTTGACGGATTTAATATTTATGACGGCTATTACAAAGAAGGAACAACAGTTCAAGAAGGTTTGCATGGTATTTTTCGTGGCCCACGGGGTGTGCTTTTTACAGAAATGCTTGAAAACGGTATGCGGCCTAATGTCCAAAAAGCCTATGAAATGGTTGGCAGACCGCAAGATGCTAGTCTTGGACGATTTCATTGGGAGACTTGGGTTATTGAAGGTGAGCAAGTTGTTAGTCATAGCACCCTAGATAGCATAGCTAAAAACACTCCTGTTGGCGGCAGAGTTACAGAAGGTAAGACAGATGAGTTTGCCTCTGGCCTGACCTATATTCGCGGCTCTAAGGGTCCAGTTCAAGAATACACATTGAGCAATGGCGATAAAGTTTATATGGACCCGGTTCAAACTAAGAAGTTTTTAAAGTTTATTAAAAGTGCAAAAGCTGGTATAATCCCCCAAGATTTCAAAGTAACAGAACGAGCGGATATACCTTGGTATGAAAGACCCGAAGTCAACAGAGAAAACCTCGACAGAGCGGCAAGAGACTACGCCAACGCAACCCCAGACGGAGCAATTTTACCAAGCTCTAAGGGGGCTAACAAAAGTGCCGACACCACTAGACGAGGCAGTAGAAAAAGAGGCGTAGACAATCCCGCCTCAAACGGAGGCGGCTGATGGCGATATCTAAAGACCCGCTTGACGAAAGCATCGTTGAACAAGAAAACTTGCAGCTTGACATAATGCCAGAGCTTTCACCTGGTGCGGATTTACCGGAACAAGAGCCGGTGCAGCTTGCATCCGCTAACATTGTTCGCAAGGTAACTGATGCTGCTTCTGAGCCAATTAAACGAGTTGCTGACGTTATAAACAGACCAGCGCCAAAAGGCCAAGAGCCTATGGCAAATGTGAGTGAGCCGCTCGTTAGGGTAGAAGAAACCGGCGATGTTCTTGTGCGTCGGGCAACAGCCGAAGAGCTAGCAAATCTAAAAGAGTTTGCAGATGAGGTGCCGGTTGATTCAGAAATCATTTTGCCCAATCTGTCACGTATTGCTATGGCCGCTGACCCAAAGCGTCCAGACAGACCAATGGAGGGCACCACTACACTTGATGACCCTATGACAGAATCCGAAAAGCAATTGGCTGGCCTGATCAGTGCCACATACAATCAATATAAAAATATTGTTACGCAATCCGGTCAAAAGATAATTAGAAAAGGTGAGCGAGGTTTTAAGGATGTTATAAAGGATGCTAACAAGATTGGCTCCGTTGATATATTTATGGACCTTATGAAACGTCAGCCGAGTGATCGTTTGTTTACTGATGCTGAAATGTTAGCTGCTAGACGCACGGTCTTAGCACTCCAGATAGAAGCGCAGAAACTTGTCAATAAAGCAAAAAAAACTGGAGATGTTGCTGATAAAGCACGGGCAGCTCAAGCAATATCGCTTGAAGGTTACGCATCAATTCAACTTGTTGGAGCTGGTGAAGCACTAGGCCGGGGTCTGGCGGTGCAAAAAATTATAGCATCACCATCAAAAGCCAGAGTGACTGCTATGCGTCAGATGCTCTCCAATGTTAACGAACAAAACGCTGGGCCTAGCGCAATAGTCGATGCCAATAATGTTGACCAGTTTGTTGATGCGTATGGCGGCGAAGACAACTTAAATCTATTTTTGCATTTTTATGATCAGTTGCCGGTTGATGGCAGTAGGCATAATTTTGCTAGGCGTAGTGTTATGAGGCGCGGTGCAGATATGTTGGTTGAGATATATCAGTCAGCCCTGTTGTCAAATTTTCTCACTCATTCTTTTAATTTTACTGGCAACGTGGTTCACGCGGAGCTGCTTATTTTAGAGAGATTTTTTGAAGGACGGCCAAAAGAAGCCCTGGCAATGCTTGGAGCGCATGGCAAATATTTTGGTCAGGCACTTAGAGCCGGATATCATGCGTTGAAACATGAACGCTCTTTGAGTGATGAAACAACCAGACTTGATGTTGATATGAGGGCTGTAAGCAGACAGGGTGCTGGCCTTAGAAATCAGGCCGAGGGTGGTGGTGCAATGGAAAGTGCTGCCGCAAACTTTTTTGATGGTTTTGGCGTTATGATGCGTTTAGCTGGATTTCGTCCGATGATAGCTATGGATGAGTTTAGCAAAGCAATGGCTCGCGGGATGCAGATTGAGGCTCTGGCTACACGGGCAGAGACTGATGCTTACCGAGCCGCAAGGCAAGCTGGTGATGACAAGGCCACCGCCAAAAGCAAAAGTGAAGCTGTATATTTAAAGACGTTGCATAGTGAAGATACATTTGATGAGGGTTCTGAGTTTGCCCGGATGGTTACCTTTCAAGATGATCTGCCAGGATTTTTGGGTGAAATGTCAGGGTTTATGTCACACCCGCTAGTAAAGATTTGGGCACCATTTTACAAAACCCCAACTCAAGTTTTCAGGAGAATAGCTGAACGCACTCCCCTCGCCATAGCAATGCCCACTGTTATACGGGATAAAATAGTCCGGGGCAGCCCAGCTCAAAGACGCGAGGCAATGTCTAGGATTATGACCGGCACTGGTTTGGCCGCTGGAATTATGTCTTTGGCTAAAGGTGTTTATGGCGATGATATTTGTCTAACTGGCTACGGGCCTACTGATCCAAAGCAAAGACGCACTTGGCTTGAAAATCATAGACCTTACTCGATTGGCGTAAGGAACGACAAAGGCGAATGGGAATGGATTGGATATGAAAGATATGACCCAATAAGCGGTGTTTTGGCGGCGGCGGTTGACACCGCTGATACACTCGAACACGCAGATAATGTGGAAATGGCTGACGATTTGGTTTTAAATGTTGGCTTAGCTACCATGCGATATGTTGGCACGGCACTGCCAATGACGCAGTTTATTGGTGAGATGATTGATATTGCCGGTAGCCCGTTTGCTCCACACGATAGCAAAGTAGAGCGTGTAAGGCAGCTTTTAGCAAAGCAGTTCACTAACGCAGCAATAGTCACTGGGCAACAAATTGCCTCTGGCGGGTTGGCTCCACAATCTCTCTTAGCGCAAGTAGAGCGATATATGGACCCCTATGCCCGGTCCTCGGTTCCAGATAGCAGATACAACTATGTGCCTGGTGTTGGTATGCAACCAGAGCTGCGCGGCGTGTACGAAGCGTTGCAGTATGCAAGGAGCCGGACACCGGGGTTATCCGCTGATTTACCGATTGGCCGCAATAGATGGTATGAGCCAAGATTTCAAGCTGAGGTGAATTACTTGTCTGACGGAAGGGCAAGGGGAAACATTTGGCACACATTTGTACCAATGAGGGTGCAATCATTACCGCAAGCTGGGGTAATAAATGAAGAGCTTGAAAGGCTAGGTTTAGGTCTAAGGATGCTGTCGCAATCAATGAATGAACCCTTGCTGAAACTTAATGGCAAGCAGTACGACAGATACATAGAGTTGTACAATTACCCAGAGCGGAGCGAATACGCGAAAGAATATTTCGGCGTTGATTTTGGTGGCGAGGTTCCTAGATCATCTGTAAGCAGAATTGCAAATATGATTGCTAATAACAAAGACTACAAAACTAGACCCGATATGGCTTTAGGGGGAGACAGAAATACAACACCGAAAGAAAAAATCAAAATGATAAGGGGCCTTGATGCAGAGCATAAAAAGTGGGCCAAGGAATTAATGTTGTTTGAGTTTCCCGATTTAAGAGCCGTGATAAATCAAAGGGATAGTTATGAGAAAATAAGAGGCCGGAACCCGTCCATGATACTGCCTCCTTCTCCCGAAGAAATTGAAGCAGCGGAAGCACAGAACGAACGAGCTATAAGCCCGTTTGGTATCAGGTGACAAACAAATGAATTTAGTGTACAAACTCTAGAAGGTAGGTAAAGGATGGCAACATTTAGTGTAAATGATCAGGTCAGGCGTGTTGTTGCTACGGGTGATGGCAGCAATGACAGCTTTAGCTTTTCTTTCCAGGTTAATGCCATAACCGACGTAAAGGTCTTTGTTGATGGCACTCTGAAGACTGCCGGGTCACACTACAACATCGTGAACTCTTCGGCGGCGGCTGGCCTAAATACCGACGGCACCGGGGTGGCAAAGTTTACCGGCGGCAACATACCGGCCAATGCAGCA